GAGAACCAAGGCGGCGAAGAGGCACTGTTCAACGAGCCCGACACTGGATTCTCTGCTGCACACGACGCAACTCAAGGCGCTTACACTCCTAGAACTGGCGCTGGCGTTGGTGGCGATTCCGAAGGCAACAACCCTGCACTCCTCAACGATTCTTCTGCTGGCACCTACGAAGTAGGTCGTGGCATGGCTCGTGAAGACCTGGAGAAAATGGGCGAGAGCGGAAGACTGTTCCGTGAGATGTCCTTCAGCATCGAGAAGACCTCGGTTACTGCAAAGTCCAGAGCACTCAAAGCAGAGTACACCCTGGAACTGGCACAAGACCTCAAGGCGATCCACGGTCTAGATGCAGAGCAAGAGCTCGCTAACATCCTGTCTAGCGAAGTTCTCGCAGAAATCAACCGTGAAGTCGTTCGTACCGTCTACACCGTTGCAAAGAAAGGTGCTCAAAATAACGTCGCAACTGCTGGCGTATTCGACCTCGACGTTGACAGCAACGGTCGTTGGTCTGTTGAGAAATTCAAGGGTCTTCTCTTCCAAATCGAGCGCGATGCAAACGCAATCGCCCAAGAGACTCGTAGAGGAAAGGGCAACTTCTTGATCTGCTCTGCTGACGTTGCTTCGGCACTTGCAATGGCAGGCGTTCTCGACTACTCCTCTGGTCTAACTGGTGCAGGCGGTCCTGCAATCGGTACAGTTGATGACACTGGCAACCTCGCAGTTGGCACCATCAACGGACGCATCAAGGTCTACGTTGATCCTTATGCTGCTAACCTCAGCGACAAGCACTACTATGTCGTTGGTTATAAGGGCACTTCCCCATATGACGCAGGTCTATTCTACTGCCCATATGTTCCCCTCCAGATGGTTCGCTCGATCGATCCTAACAACTTCCAACCAAAAATTGGTTTCAAGACTCGTTACGGCATGGTCAGCAACCCATTCGTCACCACCAACGGTGCATACAACGGCACCCCAGATGGCGAAACACTCACCGCAAATGCAAACATGTACTACAGAAGAGTACAAGTTACCAACCTCATGTGATTCACGTTACAGAGGATTTTGGAGGGGTCTCACGACCCCTCTTTTTTTGTCTAAATAATTATCGGACTATACCATGGGGTTATTATGCCATCCCTAGATGAAGCAGCTGCTAGAAGAGAAACAGCAGCATCAGTAAAAGAATCGAAACCAGAATTAGTAAGACCAGCAAACAAACCATCAACGTTTAAGATCCTAATCGGAACCATTGGTGCATTGTTTGCAGTATCACATATCGGTCTGATTGGTTATGTAATCAGACAACCAGATGAACCACCAGTTGCACAGGTTCCAACCATTAACATCCCGCACGGCGACTACTCATCTTATACCATTGAAGCTGGTAAAGAAGGTTACCGTATTCAATATAAAGCAAACGATCCTGCCATTTTAGAATCAGAGAAATCTCTTCGACTTAATCAACACAAGAAGGGATTCCTTGGTGGTGGCACTGAAATGCGTGACGAGTATCGTAGAGATCAATATACCATGGACGGCACTCGCAACATTGGGGGAGGTGCAATAGGTGAAGAGGGAAAGCAGAATGCCAAAAGCGCAGAGTGTATCGCGGCGGACGCTGGCGCACGGAGTCAAGGTGCAATGGCAGGTAGTGCCATCGCTGCTGGTGTCGCTGTTCCTGCCGTCTCTAGCATCCCCTACGTGGGTTGGTTAGCAGGTGGTTGGGCACTTCTACTAGGGCAGAAGGCAGGCTCTGAAATGGGATCTACTGTAGGAGCGGTCTTTAACGACTGCTAAATAGTAGTGCTTGGGAAGCTGATATGCCTGCTGATTGGTACAAGAAACTACCTTCCAATAGAAACTTTCTAACACCTGTAGGATTTAAGTTTGTCCTACAGAGGTTTGAGGGTGTAGATTTCTTTTGCCAGTCAGCAAATCTACCCGAAGTGTCTATGCCAATCACTGAAGTGGCAACGCCCTTCAGATCAATCCCCATCATTCCTGGCGGTGGTGTAGAATATGGTGACCTAACGGTTCGCTTTATCATCGACGAAGATTTAGTCAACTACATGTCTGTGTGGAACTGGATCAGAGATAATGGTAATGCAGAATCATTTGAGGGAGAGAAAGAAGGATACTCTGATGGGTTCCTAGAGATACAAACATCTAACTTTCAACCCAAATACAACGTGTACTTTGAAAGACTGATCCCAACTTCACTCACGTCAATACCATTTGACTTTAGTGTTGGTGATGTTGAGTTCTTTACTGCAACAATCAATTTCAAATACACACGTTATAAAGTATGTGACTTGTCAATGAAACCTTTATGAATTTCAACTCCTTACATCAACGCTTCCAGAAAATTAAAGAAGAGTGGGCACAGGATACACAAATCGACTTTCAATTCAAGAACAAACAATACACTGAAGACCTGGCACGTCTGGCGCTGGAGATCCCTTTCCAGCACAATAAATACTTAAACCATTACACAGACCTCTCACAAATTAAGACCTCGTTAGAGTTTGAATATCGCAAACTTTTGAGAGAGAAGAGGGAATACTACGGCGGAGAAGCTGACGCTAAAACCTACGCCGAGAAACCCTTTGGTAACAGTATCAAGACATCAGAGAAGATGAAAGTCTATCTGGAGTCAGACGACGAACTAATCAATACCGAAGCAAAAGTCAAGTACATTGACCAGATGCTTTACTTTCTCGATAATGTTATGAAACAGATCTCTAACCGTGGGTTCCAGATCAAGAGTGCTATTGAATGGGAAAAATTTATTAATGGAAACTAATGTCTCAACTAGTTGTCAAGAAAAAGAATGAGGTCTATCTCCAGATCTCATCGGAACCTCATGTCCACCGTGAGTTGGCAGACTACTTCTCCTTTGAGTTACCAGAGGCAAAGTTTCTAAAGCGTCAACCACGTTATAAGTATTGGGATGGCATGATTCATCTATACTCTCCTGGTACAGGTGAGTTGTATGGTGGTCTTCTCTCACACCTCAAAGAGTGGTGTAGAGAAAGACAGTATGCTATTCAATACGAGGATAATGACTGGTATGGTGAGGTAGAGGTTGAGAACGATTTCGTTTCTCCTCCTGCTGTTGCAGATTACATGAAAAATATCTGTAAGTATAAGCCCAGAGATTACCAGTACATGACTGTGTACAAGGCGCTTAAAAACAACAGAGGGTTATTTCTGTCACCGACAGGATCAGGTAAATCCCTTATGATTTATTCCATCGTTCGCTACTACGTAGCGTCGGGGAAGAAGATTCTACTGATCGTACCTACGACATCATTGGTAGAACAAATGATAAAGGATTTTAAGGACTATGGATGGGCTGCAGAGGAATTCTGTCACACAATATATTCAGGCAAAGATAAGAATACTGACAAACCAGTTGTCATCTCAACCTGGCAATCAATCTACAAGTTCCCAAAAAGATACTTTGATGACATTGATTGTGTTATCGGAGATGAGGCACACTTATTTAAAGCGAAGTCCCTCACAGGTATCCTCACCAAACTCCACAACGCGAAGTATCGCTTCGGGTTCACTGGTACACTTGACGGCAGCAAGACTCATAAGTGGGTCTTGGAGGGTTTGTTCGGTGCGTGTGAACAGGTTACGAAGACGGATTCGCTTATTAAGAAAGGTTATCTATCGAACTTACGCATTAAAATTTTGATGTGCAAGCACGATTACAAATACTTCGCAGACTTCCATGAGGAGATGGAGTACATTGTAACACATGAACGTCGAAATAACCTAATCAAAAATCTTGTCAATGACATTGATGGCAACACATTAGTTCTCTTTAACTATGTGGAAAAGCATGGCGAGCCATTGTATGAATTAATAAATAATCACATTAGTGACGAACGAAAAGTATTCTTCGTCCACGGTGCTACTGATACTGAAGATAGGGAACAAGTAAGAGCAATCACAGAACGCGAATCTAACGCTGTCATCATTGCATCTTACGGTACGTTTTCCACAGGTATTAACATTAAGAGACTACACAACATCGTATTTGCTTCTCCCTCCAAATCTAGAGTCAGGAACTTACAGTCTATTGGTAGAGTTCTTCGCAAAGGAGATGGGAAAGATATTGCTACCTTATATGATATCGCTGACGATATCTCTGGTCGTAGAGATAACTATACATTAAAACATCTCTATGAAAGACTTGCAATCTATCAGGAAGAGAACTTTAAGTACGAAACTATAACTATAGACTTAAGGTAAGGATGGAAGAAGAATTTTATGCGACCATAAAACTTACATCGAATGAAGAGTTACTTGCTAAAGTATGTTATCTAACAGAAGAGGATTGCTTACTTGTGGAAAAACCTCTACTCGTTACTCGTGCTACACAAAAGAAAAGTGGCAGACTAGTAGAGGGATTCTCATTAAGTGACTGGATAGTATCTACTTATGAAGAACTATTCATCATAAAGATGGAACAAGTAGTAACTATAAGTGAGATGTGTACAAAGATACAAGGATTCTATACTAGACATTTATCTAGAGAAGATACTGATGTCAAAATGTCTAAAGAGATGGGGTATCTAGGATCAGTATCAGATCAAAAAAAGAAACTAGAAGATCTATTTAATAAAAGCTAGTATGTCTCTTGAACCCTTGACAGAGTTATTCTATAGGTGTTAGGTGCATTTGTCAAGCCCTGTGGAAAACTTTTGACTTGACATTCTGTTCGCTATGTACTATACTGTCTAAAGCAAACGTAAGATTATGGTTAGATCCAAACCAAAGACAGAATACTATGTAAACAACAAAGAGTTTCTGGAAGCCCTTGTCGCTTATAAAGTTCGTGTGAACGCAGCGAAGGAGTCTGGTGCGGATCGACCGATTGTGCCCAATTACATTGGTGAATGCTTTCTTAAGATTGCAACACACCTATCATATAAACCTAACTTCGTCAACTACATGTTCCGTGAGGACATGATTTGTGACGGCATTGAGAACTGCCTACAGTATATTGATAACTTCAATCCAGAGAAGTCTTCTAACCCGTTTGCTTATTTCACCCAGATCATCTACTACGCTTTCCTTCGTCGGATCCAAAAGGAGAAGCGTCAACTAGAGATCAAGAGCAAGATCCTAGAGAAGTCTGGTCACCAAGAGGTGATGTACACAGAGACATATGAGGGTGACATGGCGGGCATGAACGCTTCTTACTCTGACATGGGTAGTATTAAAGAAAACATTGAAACGAGAATGAACAGATGACTATTGCACTTATTACTGATCAACATCTCGATGGTCGTAAGGGCAGTCTGGCATTCTGGAATTACTTTCTCAAGTTCTATGATGATGTGTTCTTCCCTACACTAGAGAAAGCAGGTATCAAAGAGATCATTGACCTGGGTGACACATTCGACAATCGTAAAACGATTGACTTCAATGTCTGGGATAGAATTCGTACTCACTACTTTGATCGCCTGGCAGATATGGGCGTCACGGTACATACAATCTTGGGTAACCACTGTGTGTACTACAAGAACACGAATGCTATCAACTCTCCTGATCTATTGCTAGGTGACTATGACAATATACGTGTCTATGATGAGACTACTACTGTTACTATTGAAGGTAAGAGAATTTGTTTTGTTCCTTGGATCAACAGGGAGAACGAAGCAGACACAATGGAGCATCTCAAACAGACGGATGCACAAATTGTCATGGGACACCTCGAACTTGACGGATTTGAAGTAACGCCTGGTCTCAAGATGGAGCATGGTATGGACCCCAAGATCTACAAAGACTTCAAACAAGTCTTCTCGGGTCACTTCCACCATAAGTCAACCAGGGGTAACATCACATACCTTGGTAATCCTTACCAGATGTTCTGGAACGATTATGCTGACCAACGTGGATTCCATCTTTATCAACCAGCGACCAACAAACTTAAGATGGTCAAGAATCCATATGAGATCTTCAAGAAGATCTTCTACAATGATGTAGATAAGAAGATGGATCTCGACTACTCCGAGTACAAAGATACTTTCGTTAAGGTCGTTGTAGAAGAGAAGAGAGACTACTATCAGTTTGAGAAAGTCATTGACAATCTCTACAATGCTGGGGTTCACGACATCAAAGTTGTGGAAGTCCTGGTTGACGAAGATAACAACGAGGAGCCTGATCTAGAAGTTAAGGACACACTGACACTGCTCAATGAATACATCGATGATGTAGAGGTTGCCGTAGATAAAGGTGAACTCAAGAAACTTATGAGGTCGCTATATATTGAAAGTTGTGAGATGGTCTAATGTCCTACATCCTAACTCTCAAAGACCTACCTGAAGGTGTCTTTTCGATTATCGATAAGGACACTGGTGAGCACGTTGTTCCCATCTTTGATGAACTGGATGACTGTGAGCGTTATGCTGAACAACTCGCAGAGACAGAGACGGATTTAGAGTTGCAGATGATTGAGATTGAGAAAGATTTGATCGTCTACGCATGTGAGCAGAGAGAACAAAAGTATGCTATAATTACTGTGGACGATTTCATCATACCCCCTGACGATTTTACATGATTACGTTTGAGAGAGTTCGCTGGAAGAATTTCTTGTCTACTGGCAACACATTTACTGAAGTCGATCTAACTGCTAATAAGACCAATCTTATTATCGGATCTAACGGAGCGGGTAAGAGCACCATCTTGGATGCCCTTACCTTTTCTTTGTTTGGTAAACCTTTTCGTAAGATCAATAAACCGATGCTGGTCAACAGTGTCAACGAAAAGGACTGTGAAGTTCACATTGAGTTTCGCATTGGACCAAATCAATTTAAAGTCATTCGGGGTATCAAACCAGGTAAGTTCGAGATCTGGCAGAATGGGGCAATGCTAGATCAATCCAGTAATGCTGCTGATTATCAGAAGCAACTGGAGCAGAACATCCTGAAGATGAACTACAAATCGTTCACTCAAATCGTTGTGCTGGGTTCGTCCACGTTCGTTCCGTTCATGCGACTGCCTCTAGCACAGCGTAGAGAAATTATTGAAGACATCTTGGACATCCAGATCTTCTCTGTGATGAACACAGCACTGAAGGACAAGATGAAAACTTCTACTGAAGAGATGCGTGATGCTGACTACAATGTTGACATGGCAGAGCAAAAGATCTCCATGCAACGTCAGTTAATTGAGCAGTTGTCTACTAAAGATGAAGCAATTATCAAAGACAAGCAGAATTACATTGATCAATTGTTAGGAGAAGAAGAAACTTGTCAAGCTTCTGTATTACAACTTAACAAAGAATCAGAAAAACTTTGTAAAGATTTAGAAGAGTTGTCTGGTGCGAACAAAAAGTTGAACACTTTAAACAACTTGAAAGGAAAACTTACTAATAAGTTAACAACTTATAAAAAACAACATGAGTTTTTTGAAGAGAACGACACATGTCCTACGTGTAGTCAATCTATAACTAAAGAAGTTAGAGAACACAAAGCAGGTGTCATTAGAAGTCAAGTAAAAGAACTTGTTCTTGCTATCGAAGAACTTCGATGCAACATGTTGGATGAACAAGAGAGATGTGATAAGCATACAGAGATCTCTAAAGAGTTGAGTGATGTTCAACAGAAGATTGCTGGTCACAATGCTACTGTTACACGCATCAACAAGAACGTCAGGCAACTGATGATGGATGTAGAAACATTACAGAATTCCAAAGACGACAATTCTGCAGAGTATGAGAAGTTAAAATACCTAGAGAAGGAACATGATGACCTGAAGCGTCAAGTTGCTCTCGTCAAAAAAGAACGAGACACTTTGCTTGCAGCAGGACACCTACTTAAAGATAATGGTATCAAAACCAGAATCATTAAGAGGTATCTGCCAGTGATGAATAAACTCATCAATCAGTATCTTCAGAACATGGACTTCTATATTAACTTCGCACTCAATGAAAGTTTTGAAGAGACCATTAAATCCAGATTCAGGGATATCTTCTCCTACGAATCTTTCTCTGAAGGAGAGAAGGCTCGTATTGATATCGCTCTGTTGCTTACTTGGCGTTCTGTCGCTAAACTTAAGAATTCTGTTGATACTAACATCTTGATCCTTGACGAGATCTTTGATGGTTCTCTTGACCAGAACGGTACAGGTGAACTAGGATGGATCCTTCGGAACTTCGATGACAATACAAACGTGTTTGTCATCAGTCACAAGGAGAGTTTGGAAGGCAAGTTCGACCGAACCCTCATGTGTGAGAAGGTCAAGAACTTCTCGGTCGTCTCCGAGACAATTGCAGAAGCGTCATAAGGAGGGTCTTCGGACCCTCTTTTTTTGTATATACTATATGCATCAACGCAAGAGACCGATGAACACCGCAGAAATCAAAGGTAACCTCGCCCGCCTGCTTGCCACCGAGAACCTGGTGGTTGAGCACCGTAAGGTCTCCACTGCATCTTTCAACGTGGATACCCGTGTCCTCACCCTGCCCATCTGGAACGCTTCTAACAGCGTCTACGACCTGCTGGTGGGTCATGAGGTAGGTCATGCCCTCTATACCCCCAACATCGACTGGTCCGAGGTCGCACAGGTCCCCAAGGATTACGTCAACGTGGTCGAAGATTCTCGTATCGAGAAGTTGATGAAGCGAAAGTATCCTGGTTTGTCCAAGACTTTCTTCAAAGGATATCAGGAACTTGACAACGAAGATTTCTTCTCCATCAACGATGAAGAACTGGAAGATATCTCTTTCATTGACCGTATCAATCTTCACTGCAAGATTGGTGCTTTCTCCGCCATGCCTTTCAGTGATGAAGAGCGTGTGATGGTCAAGAAAGTTGAAGACTGTGAGACTTTTGATGATGTTATCGCTGTCTGTCGGGAGATCTATGCTCATTCCCAGAAGGAAAAGCACGTAGATGCGCCTGTAAATCCCAACTCTGGCGCTGCTCAAGGCACTCCAGAACAAATAGATTCTAAAGAATCGAAGCAAAACAGTGAATCTCCAAGCACCGATGGCGCACAATCTGTGCAGCAACCTGACACCGACGAAGGTGAACTGGTGGAAGAAAATGTAGCAGCTGGCGGTTCTGCTGGTGGTGAAACTGCAGAAACCCAACGTGCTTTTGACGAAAACATCCAAGATTTGGTGCAAGATGCACCTTACTATCGTGACCCAGTGTATGTTGAGATCCCTAAAATGAATCTCGACAACATTATTGTTGACCAAGAGGTGCTGCAGAAGCACATTGATGCTCATTTTGCTGACGCTTGTCACAACCGTTACGATGATCCTGTTGCATATGTTGCTAACAAGTACAGTGAGTACAAGAAATCTGCACAGAAAGAGGTCAACTATCTTGTAAAAGAGTTTGAGTGTAAGAAAGCAGCAGACTCACATGCTCGCACCACAACTGCACGTACTGGTGTCCTTGATACAGCAAAACTGCACACTTACAAGTACAATGAAGACCTATTCAAGAAAGTTTCTGTCCTTCCTGATGGTAAAAACCACGGAATGATCTTCATTCTTGACTGGTCTGGGTCCATGTCAAACTATCTTCAGGATACAATCAAGCAATTGTTGTCCCTGGTGTGGTTCTGTCGCAAGGTAAACATTCCTTTTGAGGTTTATGCCTTCACTTATGAGTGGAATCGTCGCTTCCTTGACCCAGATGAGCATGACTATGATCCGACAGCAGTAGAAGAGAAATGTGTGAAAGAGGAGAACAAATTTGTTTTCCACAAGCGTTTTTCTCTCCTGAATATGCTGTCATCTCGTGCCAATACCAAGAATTTTGACCGCCAGTGTCTCAATCTGTTCCGTATTGGTTACTTCATGACCATGTATGGGGTCACTACACCTGCTGGATTGGACTTGAGTGGCACTCCATTGAACGAAACTATCATCGCATTGCATGAAATCATCCCTACGTTCAAGCAAATGACTGGTGTTCAGAAGATCAATACTGTGATTCTGACTGATGGTGAGTCAAACAACATCAGCTACAATGTTTCCATCAAAGCTGATGGTGTTCACTGCTACTGGGGTCAACGTGCTGTCTCTTGTGAGGTTCGAGTGCGTGATCGTAAGACTGGACACGTTTCTCGCCCTGTTGGTAACAGTTATGGTGACTGTATCACCACTATTTTGTTGGAAAACTTGCGTCAGAACTACCCTGATGTCAACTTCCTCGGTTTCCGAATCCTCACTGGCGGTGATTTTTCGTACCTTTACCGTAATACATACAATGAAACTGCTGATAATGTTCTTAAGAAGTGGCGAAAGGAGAAGTCTTTCGTCTTCACCAAGCAACTTGGATACCAGTCCCTGTACTTGATCGCATCCACCGCAGTCACTCAATCCTCCGAGTTTGATGTTGACGAAGGTGCTTCCAAGGCACAGATCACCAAGGCATTCAAGTCCATGTTGAAGGCAAAGACCACGAACAAGAAAATCTTGTCCTCTTTTGTCGATATGGTCGCCTGACAAACCGTCCATTGCCCCTGGTTTCAGGGGCACCCTGCTCTATAATAAGTTCATCAACGCAAGAGACCAATGCCTCGCTCCGCTAACATCGATCCCGCTGCTCTCACCCAGTACATCTCCGACAACTTTGGCAATGAGTTTGGTAGTCAAGCAGTTCTGAAAGCTGCTGATGAGTTTGGAGTCTCCTACCCCACTATCTGTAAGCGCCTTGACCAGTACAAGGTTGGTTATGGTAAGTGGAGTCTCACTGCTCAAGAAATTGAAGCAACATTCAAAGCACCTGCTGCAGAACCTGCAGTAGAACTAAACCTTATCCCCCAGAAAGATGATTCCTTCGTCCAGTTTGGTGATTTTTCGGACATTAAAAAAATTATTAAGTCCCGTCTCTTCTACCCTGCGTTTATCACGGGTCTCTCGGGCAACGGTAAAACGTTTGGTGTCGAACAAGCGTGTGCCCAACTCGGACGTGAACTCATCCGAGTCAACATCACGGTAGAAACTGATGAAGATGATCTTATTGGTGGGTTTCGTCTTGTGGACGGCAACACTGTCTGGCATAATGGTCCAGTCATCGAAGCGTTACAACGCGGCGCGGTCTTGCTCCTTGACGAGATTGACCTTGCCTCCAGCAAAATCCTTTGTCTACAATCCGTGCTCGAAGGAAAGGGGATCTTTCTGAAGAAAATTGGTAAGTTCGTTCAACCTGCTGAAGGATTCACTGTTGTTGCTACTGCCAACACCAAGGGCAAGGGTTCTGACGATGGTCGCTTCATCGGCACCAACGTTCTGAACGAAGCATTCCTTGAGCGTTTCCCGATTACCTTCGAGCAAGAGTATCCTACTCCTGCTGTTGAGGCACGGATCCTCTCAAAACTGTGTGACGATGATGAATTCGTCAGCAAACTGGTAGACTGGGCAGACATCATCCGTAAGACCTTCCGTGATGGTGGTATCGATGAGGTGATCAGCACCCGTCGCCTGGTCCACATCGTCCAAGCTTTCAAGATCTTCGGTAAGCGTATGAAGTCTATCGAAGTCTGCACCAATCGCTTCGACGAAGAAACCAAAACGTCCTTTATTGAACTTTACGACAAGATCGATGAGAATGCCGAATCAACTGACCAAGATGCATAATTACATCGGCAGTATTGCACTGCTGAATACAGGTCAATCAGTCAAAATCCTCGGAGGAACGGGTCTGGAACTCTATGTTCAGACCCTTGACGGATCCGTTCAGAGGTGCTATCATGATCAATTGAAGTACATCTATCAAGCATGACTTTCAAATATAATGAAGATGCTCTGTTGTCGGAGCTACGTGATTACATTGCAAGTACCTATGGTCAACACTATTCTGCTGGTAACGACAGCATTCAAACGTTAGATTTGATCGAAGCATGTGGAGATGCAGAGGCATTCTGTCGCTCTAACATTCTCAAGTATGCTTCCCGCTACGACAAGAAGGGCACTGCCCGTCGTGATATCGTCAAGATTCTTCACTACGGTTTGCTCCTCTTACATTTCTCTGACAAGACTAACGTTACTGAACCATATAACCAATGAGCAAACTGATTCTATCTAACGACACTCACCAGATCCTAAAGAACTTTGCTACCATCAATAGTTCTATCATGATCAATGCTGGTAATGTCCTCAAGACTATCAGTGTTGGTAGGAATTCTATTGCAGAGTTCAAATGTGAGGAAACTTTTCCACAAACGTTTGGTATCTATGATCTGTCAGAGTTTTTGACAGGCATGAGTTTGTTTGACAGTCCTGTTCTTGAGTTTGCAGAGAAGCATGTAAACATTATCGGCAACGGTCGTAAGGCGCGTTACTACTTTTCTAGTCCAGAGATCACTCTTCAGGCAGCACCTGAAAAGAATATCAAATTCCCTGGTGCTGATATTGAGTTCAACATTTCTTCTGAAGATATCAAAGCACTGAAGACTGCCAGCACTGTTTACAGTCTTCCAGATCTTTCTTTCTCTTCTGTTGATGGAAAGATTGCTATCAAACTCTTCAACAAAGAGGATGATACCAGCAATGTCTACGAGCAGACCGTTACTGGAAACTCTACTGGTGACTATGACCTGATCATGAAGATGGAGAACCTTCGTCTACATCCTGGTGACTATCACGTCGAAGTTTCTACCAAGAAAATTAGTCAGTGGAAGCATCAGCGTCTTGATTTGAAATACTTCATTGCACTTGAGCCTTGACTAGAGAATGTGGAGGGTGTACTCTGTGCTGTCGTGGAACTTTAACAGTTCAGGTCAACGAACACAAAGTATACCCAGGTCATGCTTGCCCACATGTAGTTGATTCTGGTTGTGGTATCCACGCCGATCCATCAAAACCAGAGATCTGTGATGCTTATCTTTGTGTTTGGTTGCAACAACCTGACATGCCAGATTGGATGCGACCAGACAAAGTTGGTTTCATACTGACAGAACCAGCCTCCCATCCGTCAAGTGTACTGCTTACTGCAGACTTTGCTAGTGGTCGGATTGATGGAACTGCATTGTTTTATGCCATTGATTGGTGTAAACTAAAAAAGAAAACCATGTTCTATACTGCCAAGTCTCCTGCGACAGGTGAGTATATTCGTGGTAATATTATGAATCATCCAGACTCTTTCTACAGGACAGGATCTATGGATGAAATTTTTGAACCTATTGAACTATTTAAATGATGGACAAAAAGTTTTTATGGGTGGAAGAGTATCGTCCTCATAAGATTGGCGACTGTATTCTTCCTGTGAATATTCTCAACGTCTTCAAAGGTTTTGTTGAGCAGGGTGAAATCCCTAACCTGCTACTCCCTGGCACTGCAGGTATCGGCAAAACCACCGTTGCGAAAGCATTGTGTGAGGAGATTGGTGCCTCATACATCGTCATCAATGGTAGTGACGAAGGTCGCTTCCTAGACACCATCAGACAGAAGGTTCGTTCCTTTGCCAGCACTGTCTCACTGACCGATGAGAGCGCCCACAAGGTCGTTATTATCGATGAAGCAGACAACACCACCAACGACGTGCAACTGTCCTTGAGGACTGCTATTGAGGAGTTTCACGCTAACTGTAGGTTCATCTTCACCTGCAACTTTCCTAACAAGATCATCGAACCACTGCATTCTCGATGCACTGTGGTTGATTTTAGGATCAAGAACGAGGAAAAGATGAAGATGCAAGGCAAGTTCTTCCATCGTCTTAAGCATATCCTCGAACAAAATGGGGTGAAGCATGACGAAAAGATTCTTGTCAAGCTCATTCAACGATACTATCCTGACTGGCGTCGTTTGTTGAATGAGTGTCAGCGTCATGCTGCTGGTGGTGAGATCAATGTGGACATCCTTGTGGATATCGCTGATATCAATCTGGATGACCTTGTGAAAGCAATGAAGAACAAGGAGTTTACCACGATCAAACGATGGGTCACTGACAACATCGACAATGATCCAAACATTGTCATGCGTAAGATCTACAATGTTCTTTATGAGAATGTCAAACCCAAATATATTCCAGAGGCAGTGTTGATTCTTGCCAAGTATCAATATCAAATTGCCTTTGTTGCCGACCAGGAGATTAACCTGTTGGCATGTTTAACTGAAGTAATGCTAGGATGTGAATTCAAATGACTGTACTAATGCGACTCTACTCTGGTGAAGATGTTATCTGCCAGATTCTCGAAGAACATGATGACCGCTATCTCGTAGAGAATGTTGTGGTTGCTGTGCCCATGGAACAAGGAAGACTGTCTTTTGCTCCTTGGTCTCCTCTTGCCAAAGAAGGCATTCCTCTGACCATCACCAAGAATTATGTGGTGTATAGGACAGAACTGAATGAAGACCTGGTAACTCAATACGAATCTTTGTTCTCTAAAGTTATTACTCCACAGAAGAAACTCATTGTCTGATCTAATGAACGTACCGTCTAACGAAGAACTTGTGCATCTCAAGATTCAAGCAGCACTGCGAGAGCATGTGTTTGCCGAAGATCAGATGAAATATCTTGGAGAACGTGCAGGACATCATTGGTATTTGATTGCTGGTGAACACGAAGTTCCTGTCAGTGAGATTGAAGAATTTGAATTTGCAGGTTATGTCGATGAGGAAGAAAACAACGCCACAGAATGTGAAGGAAGCGAATGAAGGTCTCTTCCATGCTACAATGAACTTGCCTGCAGCTGCTCGGCACTGTGGGATGACCAACAAAGAAATGAAACTCACCTTTTGGGAGTACCTTAAATATCATGACCCAGACTTTGAAGTCACTAAAGACACCACTCCGATACCCAGGGGGGAAAAGCAGAGCGGTAAGCAAACTGTTCCAGTACCTCCCAGACCTTTCCCAGGTAAAAGAGTATCGTGAACCGTTCATTGGCGGTGGTAGCGTTGCCATTGAGATCGGCAAGCGTTATCCCAAGATGAACATCTGGGTCAATGATTTGTACGAACCACTCTACAACTTCTGGTGTGAGTTGAGGGACAATGGTAGAGAAATGCGTGACCAATTGGTGCAGTTGAAGTATCGCTATTGTGAACCTGCTTCTGCTCGTATCTTATTCCAACAAGCAAAGGGGAAAGTAAACGATGATCAGACATCCAATCTATCTCGTGCTGTTGCTTTTTACGTTGTTAACAAGTGCTCTTTTTCTGGTCTCACTGAATCCAGTTCCTTCTCAAAGCAGGCTTCAGAAAGCAATTTCTCGATGCGAGGCATTGATAAACTCCCAGACTATTCCTTGATGATCAAGGATTGGAAAATCACTAATGTATCCTATGAAGAGCTCTTTACCGACAATCGAGACGTATTCACCTACCTCGACCCCCCATATGATATTAGAGATAACCTCTATGGACGGAAAGGGTCTATGCACAAGTCCTTCGATCATGATGCCTTCGCTAGCAATTGTGATCGCTTTGTTGGTCCTCAACTTGTATCTTACAATTCGTCTCAACTGGTCAAAGATCGGTTCCAAGGGTGGACGGTAGGAGAATTTGCACATACATATACCATGCGCTCCGTTGGGTCCTATAATACAGATCAAGCAGAACGCAAGGAACTAATCCTAGCAAACTATGAAGTGTGAAGTGACCCTATTCAAAGCAGGCACCGTCTTCAAGGAAGAGGTGATTGCTCGTGACTACCAGGATGCTAGGCAGGTTGCTCTTGCTCGTAATCCTGGCGCTACTGTTGTTGGTGTTAACGCTAAATTATGAGTTACAAGCTTACAGATTATCTGTATTCAATTAATCAGTCCAAGAAAAATATCATGGACGCTGACGAGGGTGCTGTAAAAGGTTACCCTCCTTTTATTATCAACAAGTGTATGTCGCATCATACTGATGCAGTCTTGTTTGCCAATGAAATGAATATGCATCCTGAATTAGATAAGAAGATGCAATATGATTTTTATATAAATAGTTTGAAACCTAGGAAGCGTTATGCTCCTTGGGCAAAGAAAGAAACTCTTGAGCATCTTGAATTGGTGAAGCAATATTATGGATATAACCATAACAAAGCACTTGCCGCTCTACGGATTCTCACGAATTCTGATCTTGAAAAGATAGCAAAACTATTAGATACAGGCGGAACAAGATGAGCACTGAAATTGAAGTACAATGGCAACCTTCTGATATGGTGGAAGTGAGTCTGTCTGAACCAGACGATTTCCTGAAGGTTCGTGAGACTCTGACCCGTATCGGTGTTGCTTCTAGAAAAGAACGCAAACTATACCAGTCGTGTCATATCCTGCATAAGCAAGGTAGATACTACATTGTTCACTTCAAAGAACTGTTTGCGCTTGACGGGAAGACAACCAACTTGACGCAGAATGATGTACAGCGTCGTAATCGTATTGCTCAACTGTTATCTGACTGGGGTCTAGTCTCTATTGTAGAGGCAGAACGTATCGAAGATATTGCTCCTCTCAATCAGATTAAAGTTCTCTCGTTCAAAGATAAAGATGAGTGGATTCTAGAGTCCAAGTATAATATTGGGCGTAAGAAGACCGAGGTATAGACAACCAATCTTTAAAAGTGTGGTAAATACTACCACACTTTTTTTATGTGCTCTTATAATTAGTAGTGTAGAAGGTGTGGGACCTAGGTCCCCCTTTTACGCCAAAGGATGCCTTCGGGGT